TTTTATGCCTATTGTAAATTGACAGATAGTTTGCTACAAATTAACAGCAGTTAAACACAAAAAAAACAGTCTTCAAAGCACCTAAAAATTCCGAATCAATAGCTCAAACGATTCTTTTCTCATACCACCAGTTTGCACTAATCCTCTGCTATATTTAATAGCCGATTGTTCTATTGTTAGACCCGCAAAAACATCTCTCATGGCGGGAACATCATTCAGTGAAATAATCATTTTCCCTTTCATACTTCTGGCGATTTCTGACATTTTTAAATAATGCTCCATACCAAATTCCACACCATAGTCTGTTGAATCAAAATAGGGTGGGTCACAATAAACTAATGTAGCTTGGCTATCGTAGCGTTGTACACAATCTGCCCAGTCCAAATGCTCGATGAATACCTTATCTAACCGCTGTGAAATAATGTCAATATTACGCTTGAATCGCTTTACCGATAAACCCGCCGCCGTTGATCTAGCGTAACCAAAGGAGGGGGTTTTCATACCACCACCAAATGCCATTCTGTTGAGCGCGTAAAACCGTGCAGCACGTTGAATATCAGTCAATCCAATTGGATTTTCCATCTTGAGATAGTTAAACAGCCAGCGACTATGTAGCATTCCAATCGCTTGCTTTGCTAGTTCAGATGGATGATATTTAACACAACGATACAAGTTAATTAGTTCGCCATCGGCATCATTGATAACCTCGGCTTTTGATCGTGATTTTTTTAGAAAAATTGCCGCGCCGCCACAGAATGGTTCGACATAGCAAGTGTGCGAAGGGAAGCTACTAATGATGTATTTTGATAGCTTGCTTTTGCCGCCCATCCATCTCAGCATCGGCTGTATTGGTTGGTTGGTTGGTTGGTTGGTTGGTTGGTTGGTTGGTTGGTTGGTTGGTTGGTTTTCGATATGCTCATTATAAAAAGTTCCTTTATGGTAAAAATATCTTTAAGCGATTTAAACACTCTCCGCATTCAAGCTAGTTGTTGCCCCTGAATTGCTCCATGTATGCGATACGCTAGTCACGTTCCAATCGCCATTAATCCCGTCTCTAAATCCCACCAAAGTGATAAAACCCTCAGCGGCTACCGTTGGAACACCGACGCTTAGCGGTAAGGTTAGCTTTGATGTTCCCCTGTTTAATTTAGCTATTTCTGCCTTAACAGCGGCTTCTGCTTGTTCTTTGCTATCGTAAGTATGACGTAAGGTTTTTTGTGGCTCTTTGGAGCTGGATTCGGTCTCTAAATTCTTGGTCGGGTTCTTTTTACGATGTCGTCCTTTTGCATCTATATATTCCACTTTTGCCGTAGCTTTGTTATGCCATTTCGCCTTGACTGACGCGTATGATTCACGCTCGGCAAAGGTGACACTGTAACCGCTTTTACATTGGTTTCTGTGAATGGTAACAGGCGGCACTAGGTCGCCACTGACTGCCCGACTATTACCCTTTTTAGCAAAAATCAGGTTGTTGCTGGTGACTTTAACAATCGCATCATAGTCTTGTGACATGCGGCTTAACAGGTGAATATTGGATTCTTCGGTTTGTGCCAGATCGTCAAGATGAATGCCAGACATTTCACTATCGACTTTAGCGGTTAGCCCGTGTTCTTTGGCTATGGTGCTGACTAAGTCCGATAAGGTTATATCCTCCCATTGCCGTGTCTTTTGTGACTTAACCGATTCTTCACCTGTCATGCTTGCTGCCTTACCACGAATCGCCATAGATTCAGGTACACCTGATAGCGTGACCTCATCAATGACATAACTACCCATAGTGACTAAGCCCGTTTCTTTGTAGCCCAGCTACACCTCCATCAATGCGCCGATTTTCGGTATCTCTAACCGTGCGTCCCTGTCATCCAAGCTCATCTCTATCGTGTCAGAATCCCAGCCTGCATTGTCGGTGATGCTAAGTGACAGCAGGCGGGTTTTGACCAGCTCAGTGATGTTGGAGCCGTTGACGGTTATTTGATAAATAGGGGTCATTGCCAGAGCCTAATCGGGGTGATGTCTTTGGTTTTAGTCGGTAGCGTAGGCAGGGTAATAATTAGCCCTGCGGGTAGTTGTTCAGGTTGTCTTGACAGGTTTTGATTGAGCGATAACACCAGCTCAACCACGCCAGACTGCACGCCATAATAACGGTAGCAGATGGCATCCAGCATATCGCCGTCTTTGGTTCTGTATTCAGTCATCAATCCTCCCCATAGCCCTTAAGCCCCATTGAAAATTCAATCCGTCGTGCTACACCATTCGCCCAAAATGCGCTGGTGGTCTCTGATATTTTGGTGATGACGAACTTACCCAGCACAAAGCCATTACCACTGATTAATATGAGCGGCTCACCTTTATCCGCTTCTGTACGCATGGCATCCAGTTGGGCTAAGCCGCCGCTAAAATCAGGTAGCATCAAGCCGCTTAAGCTATAGGTTTCTTCGCCGTAACCCGTGAATTGCTGGGCTGGTTTACCACCTAATCGTTGCTGTGATTGCCAGTTATATTCTGTGGAATGCTGTAGTGAGTCATAAGCGGCAGAATGGATAGAGAATGGGTATGCACCGATAATCATCATAATGCGATTAATCATGTAATTGACCTCGTTTTGTTAGCTGTTGTTTTTGCTGAATCATGGCAATAATTCTGTTTGCCAGTTCTTCTGAATTTTCGCCTGCCAATTGATTAATCGTCATGTTAATGACCATAGCGGCTGTACTTGCCAGCCCTGCTGCACCTTGTGCGGTGGGTGCTGTGCCTGCCATTGCGCCAGTCAAGCTGATACCCGCATCAAAGGCATTTGCCACGCCTTGTGCAACCCTGACACTTTCGCCGATAGGTCTATCCGCTGACTTGGCGAGACCAATCTGTAAGCCTTGGTTGATGAAATTGCCGAATTCAGCAAATACCCGACTGGGCGAATGAATACCCAGTGTTGATTGAAACGCGCCTTTGATGGTGTTGCCAATTTCAGTTACTTTCGCTTTAACCTTGGCAAAACCAGCCGATAACCCACCTAACAGACCATCCATAATCTGTGCACCGATGGTGAAAAATCCAGACACCATACCCACAGCCGCCGCGTGTAGCTGGGTAAAATAACTGATACCAATCGCAACTGCCTGTCCGATTGCCGTCCCTACCGCCATAAATCCTTGTGCCAACGTACCGACAACAGAGATTAATGCGGTAATCACCGAGCCAATAATCATACCCATTGCCCGACCAGCTTCACCAGCAGCTGAAAGCTCTTCTTTGGTGGAATTGAGCGGCATAAAAAGCTGATCTATCCAGCCAATCAAACCACCAATCGCTGAACCAATGGCACTAAATAACGGCTGTAACGGTGCAAGGGATTCCATGATAGGAGCTAAACCTATCTTTAAGCCGTCCCATAACCCGACGGTAAACGCCTTGATAGGTTGCCAGTATTTAACGACTGCCACGGCTAAGGCGGCAACACCAATAATTACCATACCAATAGGATTAGCGGTCATCGCCGCATTCCATAGCCATTGTGCCGCTGTGGCAATCGCTGTGCCTGCGGCTAAGGCTTTTTGCTGAATAGCTAACGCGGTACTGGCGACTGCATGACCTACCAGCGCGGCATTCGCCCGCATCGTAGACAGTCTGAAAAAATCAAACGCCGCCTTGCCAAAAATCAGCGCGTCACTCAGTAGCGTCCAGCCGAATCTGGCGACCAAACTGACTACTTTAAAGGCAAACAATGCCGCTGAGGTTTTAACAATAAAGCCTGTGACGACAGGGAATTTTTCCCCCGCAGCACTAAAATCATTGATAAAGCCCGCCATACCATCCGATATGCTGGTAATGGATGGTAACAACACATTACCCAGCACAATACCCAACTCAGATACCGACGACATCATGCGCTCCAATGCGCCTTTGGTCGTGTTGTTCATGGTATCTGCCATTTTTTTGGCAGCCCCTTCTGAATCCCCAACCTGTTTGATCATCTCGTCCAATGAGCCTTCAGTAGCGGCTTTACCCAGTTGCAAAAACGCTGTGGACGCTTCAACACCAAAGATTTTTGCATAAGCACCAAGCCTATCTTTATCTCCCATCTTGGAGGTCGCCTTATCCATCTCTTTCAAAATGGTCGGCATATCCCTAAAGTTACCATTGGCATCAGCAACTGAAACGCCTAATTCATCCAGTGCCTTCGCCGCCTTTTTAGGTGCAACTGCCAGTCGAATAAAGCCCATACGCAAAGCAGTACCTGCCTGAGAACCTTTAATTCCGCGATTCGACAAAGTTGCCAGCATTCCGTTGATTTGCTCAAACGACACATTCACCGCTGACGCGACACCACCGACGTACTTAAGTGATTCACCAATGCCCTGAACCGATGTAGTACTTAAATTAGCGGTTTTAACTAGAACGTCTGAGGTTCTGTTCATATCCTCCATTTTGATGGCGTAACCGTGCATAATTTCAGTGGTCAGCTCAGCGGCATCACCTAACTGCATTTGCGAAGCGGCGGCAATACTTAACACCGTAGGTGTGGCGGCTAACACCTTTTGGGTATTCATACCCGCCTTGGCTAAGGCGATCTGTGCATCTGTCGCCCCCAGCGCATCAAACTTGGTATCACGTCCTAACTGTCTAGCCTGTGCTTTCAGCTTATCGGTGTTGTCATCCGCTCCCAGCTCAGCGTTCTGGTCTAATAAGCCCTGACACCTAAAAAAGAGATAATTACCCGTAATTATTTCAAGAGGTGACTATGAAGGAGAAACGCAAAAACAAAAGCTACA